CATTAAGTTCCTGGAGGCTGCATTCCAAGCCGCCAGCCAGAATCCAGGCTTCAAGATCGAGCCGCTTGCCTACGCCCAGGCCAAGAACAACGCCGGTCACGGTGTCGACAAGCAGATCTACCTGCTGTACCGATACGACGTGGAATCCGTCCGCATGGACATCCCGGTTGATTACACCAGCCTCGTGGCCAACACGCTCAACGGCTTCCAGTTCCAGAGCGCAGCCTACGGCCAGTTTACGGGTGTTCACTTCTACCGCCCGCTCGAGGCGCTGCAGTTCGAATACACCCCAGGTTCATAACTGAACCCACCGCCAGACGTTGACCCTGACCGCAAGGTAAGGCTCAAGCCGGAAGACGTAACCGGCAACCTTTCCCTCCCAACCTGAACACACATCATCATGAAGATATTCAACCGAGGACGCCGGACCTTCAATCCCGGCACACCTAGCGCCATCCTTCCTGGCCGCTGGACCGAACTGCCTGACGACGACGCAAAGAAGATGCTCCGCATGTACCCACGCGACCTGACGAGCAACGACCAGCCGTCGGGCCCAACCCCAGCCGAAATCCAACTGCGCAAGGAAAACGCCGAGCTCAAGAAACGCTTAGCCAAGTACGAAGCGCAGATGGACAACCTGGAGAAGGTCGCCACGGAGCCGACCAAGCCGGTCGAGTTCAACACACCGGTTGACCCGGTCGCCGAGTCCGAGATTCAGGAAGCCCCTGCAGCGCCAGCGCCGAAGGCCAAGAAGGCCAAGACGCCCGCCCAGGTCTAACACCTACCACCCCAACCAAGATCCCGCCATGGCTTACACACCTGTGACCGTTGCCGATTTCAAAGCCTACTTCACAAGGGACTTTCCCTACGGAGCAGACAATCAGCACGTCACCGACGCCGACATCACAAAGGCCGAAGCCCTGGCGGGAATCAATTTCAACGAAGCGCTGTGGGAGAGCCAAGCGATCTTCACGCAGGCATTCCTGCTCCTTTCAGCCCACTACCTCGTCGAAAACCTCCGAGCATCCGGAGGAGGCCTGAACGGACAGTACGCAGGCAACACCATCAACAAGAGCGTCGGGAACGTTAGCGAAGGCTACCAGATCCCCGAGCGAGTAGGAAAGAGCCCGTTCCTCTCCGGCCTGTACACGACCCGCTACGGAGCGCAGTACGTCGGCCTGATCTCCCTACGCCTTATCGGCAACGTCGCCACCATCCGCGGAGCAACAACCCCCTGATGCGCGTCAAAAGCAAAATCTCCATCGACGTCACCGCCCTCAGAGCACTGAAGGCAGGATTCGCCAAAGCTGGACACTCCGAGATCCAGCTGGGGATTTTCACGCAGAAGAACCCACGACAAACCGAAGGATCGACACACCAAGCAAAAGGTGACCTCGACAACGCCGACATCGGAGCTGTGCATGAATTTGGATCGAAGAAGCGCAATATCCCAGGCCGGTCATTCCTTCGCATGCCCATGCAGACGAAGATGGGAAAAGAGCTGAAGCGCCTGAACATCGCCAAGAGCGTGATGCGCATCGGCCCAACCGAAACCCTGCGCGAGATCGGACAGATTGCCGAAGGCCAGGTCGATCAAGCATTCACCTCGTCCGGTTACGGCACATGGGCACCCAACAGCAAGCGCACCATCGCACGGAAAAAAGGAGCATCCCGCCCACTCATCGATACCAGCAAGCTCCGCGCAGCCGTTAGCTCACGCGTCGTCGCCAAGGGAGGCAAACGATGATCATCAACGGCAACAGCCAACTCATCGGAGACACCAACCCGACACTCCCCAGCATGAGCGCCACGCTCGAGGGATGGTTTCAGAAGCTCATCATCGGCCTGATCACCAAGGCCACGGTGAATAACCGCACCGAGGAAACCATCACCGAGATTGAAACCAACGGAGTGATCCAGCCTCTCGCGCTCGAGCAGCTCGAGATCAAGCCCGAAGGCCAACGCAGCTGGAAATGGTACATGCTCCACTGCCAGCCATCCCTTTCGTTAGCCACCGACGACACCGCCATCATCAAGGGTGGCCGGTACCGAGTCATGAGCCGTTTCGGGTACGACGACTACGGATACATCCAATATGAACTTGTGAAGGATTACGAAACCGTCATCACGGAGGCACAGCCATGAGCACCCCCGCACCCGTTGACTTCAAAATCATCGATGTGATCTGCGACCTGATAAAGGAGCAGCTGGGTCTCGCACAAGATCGCGTCTGGATCTATAACCAGAAGGCACGCATCCCAGACAACCCCGGCCTGTTCGTTGAAGTAGTTTTCAACCGCGCCCGAGCGTTCGGTGCCACATCGGTCTGCAGCGACGATAGCGCCGGCAACTTCACCGAGTACCAGAGCACCAACGTCCAGGAAACGTACACCATCGAGCTTTACAGCCGAGACGAGTCCGCATTCAGCCGCGCACCCGAGATCATCCTCGCCCTGACTGGCGTCCGCGCCCAGCAAGCCCAGGAGGCCTACAGCTTCAAGTTTGGCGACATCCCTACCGACTTTCACGACCTGTCATTCATCGAGGCCAGCGCCCGACTCTTCCGACAGGCCATCTCTTTCAATGCGCTACGAGCCCACAGCGGGCAGAGAGTCATCGAATACTTCGACAAGTTCAGCATTCCACCATCGATCCACGTAAACAAATAAAGCCATGCTACCGATCACCAACATCGTCAATATCAGCGTATCGACCCCACCGGTGGGACTCGCTGACTACCAAATCAACAACCTCGCCATCTTCACAAAAGAGACGCCGGTTGATTCCTCGGACGTCTTCACGTACCGAGCCTACGCCAGCCCAGCCGACGTCGCCGCCGATTGGGGTACCGCCTCCGAAGTGTACCAGCAAGCCGTCCTGGTGTTCGCGCAGAGCCCGAACATCCTCACCGGAAACGGCCAGCTCCTGGTTTTCCCGATCGCCAACGCGACGCTCCTCGTCGACGCCATCCTCGCAGGCAGCGCCCTTGCGTTCTTCGGTGGCATCCTCTGGGCAGGCTACGCCCCGCTGCAGCCTGAGATCGTCGCCGCCGCGGAGACGTGCCAAGCCCTCAAGAAGCTCCTCTTCGTTTCAGGCAACCTCACCGCTTCCCTGAACACCGGTGGCCTCTTCGAAGAAATCCACAGCGCCGGACTCACGCAGGCCCGCATGTTCCTCCGGACCACCAGCGCCACCGACGCCCGCATCATGATCGCTGCCGCGGCCTCCCGCCTGATGAGCACGAACTTTGAAGGCTCGAACACCTGCTCGACGATGCAGATGAAAGACCTCGCCGGCGTAACCGCGGACCCCGGCATCAACCAGACGATCGCCAACCAGTGCGAGACGATCGGCGTGGACTTTTACACCAACGTGGCCGGTCTCTCTAAGTTCTTCTCCACCGGAGGCAACGAGTACAGCGACACCGTCTACGGCCTGATGTGGCTCGCCTTCGCGCTCGAGGTTTCAGGCTTCAACGCCATCGCCACCGTCGGCACGAAGATCCCACAGACCGAACCCGGCATGACGACCCTCAAGGGAGCATACATCGATGTGCTCAACCAAGGCGTCCGCAACGGATTCCTCGCCCCAGGCAGCTGGACGAGCTCTGAGTTGTTCGGCAACCCCGAAGACCTCAAAGCCAACGTCCTCCAGCAAGGGTGGTACATCTACAGCCAGCCGATCACCCAGCAAAGCCAATCGGCCCGCGAGAGCCGCCAAGCCCCGCTGATCCAGATCGCCGTCAAGCTCGCCGGAGCAATCCACTCCTCGGACGTCATCGTTTTTGTTAACCGGTAATCCACCCACCACCCTCCAACCTAAGACAAAATCATGAACGGTCCCACCACCACAGCGATCACCGGCAAAGACGTCCTCGTTCTCGCCGGTCGTCTCATTCTCGGCTTGGCCGACGGAGACAACAGCGCACTCACCCACCCGAACGAACTGTTCACGGTGAAAACCGGCAAAGATGGCAATAGCCTCTACGCCTACAACGCCACCGGCCAGCAAGGCGAACTCGTCGTCCGTCTGGTGTCCGGTTGTTCCGATGACGTGTTCCTCAACGGCCTGCTCAAGCTCATGCAAGCCGACCCCGCAGCCTTCCCGCTCATGCCAGGACAGCTGGTGAAGCGCATCGGCAACGGCCTCGGCCTGGTTCGCAACGACACGGTCATCATGCTCGGTGGCGTTTTCTCGAAGCAGGTCGATCGGACCAGCAACGCCGAAGGCAACACCGACCAAGCCGTCTCCGTTTACACCATCCGCTTCGGGAACGTATTCCGCGCCATCTTGTAAGATTCACACCCTGACCACTCCCCCCTATGAACACAGTGAATCTCAAGACCGGAGCCACCCTCGAAATCCAGCCCGCAGACTTCCCGATCGCATGGGAACTTACACAGGCCTGCTTTCGTGAATTCGGTGGAAGCATCGGAGACATGGCCGGAGGATCGGTGAACGATCTTCTCAATAAGGACATCAACCCGATCCAGCTCATGGGAGCCATCCTCAAACTTCTCGCCTCGAAAGAGGTGAGCAAGCTGATGTGGCCCTGTTTCGCCAGCTGCATCTACAACGGAGAGCGAGTCACCCCGCAGACCTTCGACAGCGAGAAGGCACGGCCCGACTTCCTCCCCTGCGTCGTGGAGCTATTCAAAGCCAACGTGCTCCCTTTTATTCGCGGCCTCGACTTGTCGTCCATAACAAGCACAGGCCTGCCTTCAAAAAGCCGGAAGTAACGATCACCATGGACACTGCCCTGCTCACCGCGGTCCGGCTGAGCAAGGCAGGGTTTGGAACGCCAGAGCAGATCCTCCACATGCCCGTTGATGTGGTTCTAGCCGCCGTGGAATTCCAGAACTTCCAGGACGACTACGAGAGCACCGTCAGAGAACTCAACAAATCATGAAACTAGCTGAATTCTTCGTCTCGCTCGGGTTTGACATGACCGGAGACAAGCAACTCGACCAGCTCGAAAACAAGCTGGGAGAGGTCGCATCCAATGCAGCCAAAGCCCTTGCCGGTTTTGCCAGCATGACCGCAGGCATGGCCGTCATGCTCCACCAGGCCATGGAGACGGCCAACGGATTCCGCCAGTTCAAAGCCGTCACCGGCCAGTCAGCCGAAGAACTCCAGAAATGGCAGTACATCGCCGGACAAGCCGGAATCTCCGGAGAGGAGATCGTCGGCACGATTAAATCCATCCAGCGCCAGAGCGCCGAGATCGCCATGGGCAGAGGCAACCCGACGCCGTGGGCAGTCCTCGGACTCGACCCGAGCAGCAACCCCTTCGACACGATCAAGCGCCTGCGCGAAGCCGTCCAGGGATTCAGCCCAGCCATTGCCCGATCGATGGTCGAAAGCCTCGGTGTTGGTGAGGGAGTGTTTGCGATGTTGGAGATGACCGAACAGAAGTTCCAACAGCTGCAGAAGGACTTCATCCTGTCCGACCAACAGACAAAGAGCATCAACGCCATCAGCTCGGCATGGAGCGAGGTTCTGTTTCAGATCAACGCGGTCAAAAACCAGCTGGTCGCATCCCTTGCACCGGCCCTGAAACCAGTGCTGGACGTGATGAAAATCTTTCTGGCAAAAGCCGCCGAGTTTGCCCAGTGGCTCGGGAAAGGCTCAACCGGAGCCAAGGCCATGCGAGGAGTTCTGATCACCCTCGCCGCAGCAATCGTGGCCATCACCGGAGGCCTGACATCGCTCCTGGCAATCCTCGGAGCCATCACCGCAGCAATCGCTTTGTTTCAAGTTGTGAGCAGCCCAGTGGTGATCACCATCGCAGCCATTACCGCCGCGGTCGTCCTCCTGGTTTTGATGATCGAGGACTTCTACACATGGCTTAAGGGAGGAGACAGCATCTTCGGAGACTTCGTCGACTCGATCACGCCCCTGCGCGACATCCTCAAGGAGATTTCCGACCTGTTCGCAGGATTCTCCCACTGGAAGCTCGGCAAAGACATATCGATGATGGAAGCCGACGAGAAAGCCGGAAACCTCTCCGACAGCAGAAAAGCCATGCTGGCGCAGATGCGCAAAGAGTACGCCGCCCAGGGAATCGCACTCCAGTACGGCACCGGCAAATTGCCGAGCATGGCCGAGATGCTTGCCTCGGGCCCAGGATCGAAGCTCCAAGGCATGGCCATCCCCTCCATGGCCGGATTCGCCGGAGCATCAAAGGACACGAACATCGGCACCGTGAACATCGATGTGAAGAGCCCGGTGGATGACCCCTACAAGCTCGGAAGAGCCGTAGCCGATCAGCTCAAAGACCTGGAAAACATCACCCGCCAACAAGCCCGCCCACTTACCCGATGATCGTTCCCTCCAACGACGAAAGCGTATTCACAAGCATCGATGACCTGTCGACGCTCCAGAAGAACGCCATCATCCGACCGGACAACCCGCCGCCAGGTATCGCCGGTTTTGTCTTCGACATCATCACCGAGGACGGAGCCGAGCTGGTCTCCGACATCACGGACCACTACGTCGAGGACAACAGCGCAGTGCAGGACCACATAGCCCTGAAACCCGAAATAATCACGGTTCGAGGCCTTGTGGGCGAACTCAAGATGACCAAAGCGCAGACCGACGCCGTCAGCGCTACCGTCAACACCCTGCCAGTAAACACCCCGCTGACGCCCCAGTACGACCCGATCGCAGCCAATAAGAACCTCGAGCAAGCCGAAGCCGCTGCCCTGAACGAAAACTCGCAGACCATCAACAAGACCCTCGCGCAGTATTTCGACAACCGCGCAGCGACCAACGGCACCACAAAGCAGAGCCAAGCATTCAACTACTTCTACCAGCTGTGGCTCGGACGCCAGCGCTTCACGGTCGACACGCCGTGGGGATTCTTCACCGACATGGCCATCCTCAACCTGCGAGCCACCCAGGGAGAGGAGACAAAATATGTCTCCGACTTCGTGATCTCGTTTAAGAAGATCCGCTACGCCAAGCCGGTCCAATTCAAACCAGGCAAGATCGCCGGACGCGCCGAGCAGCAGTCCTCCACCGTTCAAAAGAACTCAGCCCTCGGCACCGAGGACGTATCCACCACGAGCAACCAGAGTATCGCTCGCGCCATGCTTTCAACCGCGGTCAACTTCTTCTACGGACCATAATGCAACGCCTTACCGGAATCACTGACTCACCCAAGCAGAGCAGCACCTTTGCCATCGAGGACGGCACCAAGGCATACATCACCATGGAGTACCGGCCCCAGCAGCTCGGCTGGTTCTGCGATATCCAAAACGAGGCCTTCACCATCACCGGCCTGCGCATGACCGCGTTCCCGAACATCCTGCGCCAGTTTCAAAACCAGATCATCTTCGGACTGGCCATCGTTACCCGCGACGGAGGAGATCCGCTGCGGCAGTCAGATTTTGCCACGGACTACGCATCCCTTGTCCTGTTGAACGCCCAAGACGTCGAAGCCGTCGAAGCCGCAAAGTTCACACGCGATGACTGAAAAATTCAATCGCAGCTATTCCCTCAAGATCGAAGTCCAACCCCGAGGCCTCGACGAGCCAGCACCCACCTCAAAGAATGCATGGGCAGAATTGGCCCTGCCGTACACGATCGAGTTTAGCATCGTCCGGAGCCTGATGGGAAGCGCCAACACCGCCACCTTCAGGATCTACAACCTCGCCGAGCGATCGAGGAAGAAGATCTACAAGGACCGCTACAACTTCGTGGATTACCGTGCCTGCCAGTTTTCAGCCGGCTACAACGACAACCTCTCGCAAGTTTTCAACGGGAACGTCATAGCCGCATGGAGCCGGCGCGAGTCCGGAGCCGTCGACGTGATCACCGAGATCCAAGCCCAGGAGAGCTATGCCATGGTCAACAGCTTTACCAGCCGGACCATCGGAGCCCAGGCATACCGGAACGTGATGCTCGAGATCTCAAAAGACTTTAAACACATGGACAAGCCGATCCTCGGTGCCATCGACGGCCAGAGCGAACGCCCCATCTCCCTGTTCGGACCATCATGGAAACTCCTCAATGGCTACAAGGGAGACGCCACTATCGCCATCGACAACAACCGCATGATCGCGCTCCGGCCCGACGAATGCATCGTCGGCACCATCGGTGAGGTCAGCGCAGAAACCGGCCTGCTGGGAGCCCCGTACCGCTCGGACACGTTCATCGAATTCGAGATGATCTTCACACCAGAGATCCAGATCGGACAGGCCATCAAGCTCAACAGCGTCACCAACCCGATCTACAACAAGAAGCCATACCGCGTGGTTGGGTTTTCCCACGTTGGCACCATCTCAGATGCGGTCTGTGGAGCAGCAAAGACCACGGTCCAACTCCAGGCAGGCACAAAGGAATTCGTCGTCGTATGAACGGCCCGCTACCAACACCGGATCTCGCCGCAATTCTGGACATGAAAGTCCAGGAAGCATTCTCGCTGTTCAACTGCCACCAGCTCGGAACAATCGAGGCCTTCAACGCGACCACCCAGACCGCCACAGTCAGCCTGAACATCAAGCTCAAGTTTGGCGACCAGCTGGTCACATACCCGGTGCTGAAGGAAGTCCCGGTTTTCGTGCTCGGAGGAGGCCAACGCGTCGTCACCGTACCGATCATCAAAGGAGACACCTGCCTCGTTCTCTT